ACCCTGATAATAACTATTGTCTTTTTGATATCCCCTATATAAGGGATCATCAAGAAGAAATATTAGCCGATTGCAGTAACTCTGTTAAAACAATACAAGATTTATGCAACGCAACAGACACAAATGTTACTTGGTTTTATCAACGTTATAACATCTATAGTGTAAATGGTGGAAACAAACATTTTTATAAAATATTTCAAGAACTTGTCGGATGTATTAATACATTTTTTGAAATAGAAAAATTAAATTTTGCCGATCAGTTATGGATGCAATCTTGGTTGAATAGCCATAATAGTACGGAAGTTTTAAAAAGACATCAACACGGTGCGCCAGTTAATGGATATTTAAGTATTGATCCAAAAAAATCCAATACTGTATTCTATTACAAGCATAGCGATACAGTACAATACACTATTGAAAATAAACCCGGTCAATTATATATAGGGCCTGGAAAGATAGACCACGAGGTAATAAATTTAGAAGAATATTCTGATAAAAGAACAACCATAGCATTTGATATAGATGATTTTGATTACCCAGATGCTATTACTAGAAATTTAGGGTTTATACCACTATTGTTAACCTCTAAAAAATAAACAGATAATTATTATAAACAGGAAAACATATGATACCTTACAAACCGATGCCACTTACTAGTAGTGTTCCTTACCCAGAATATAATTCAAATAATATAATGGTTTTTGACGACTACTTACCGCAGTACCTAGTAAATGACGGTATTCATCAACTAAGTTTAATGCAATGGGAGTATGGTCATGTAACTGATGCTAATAATCTAGAAAACGATGTATTTTTTGGTCGCCAATTGTATCATAAACTACAAGGCGGTGTACAAGCGCAATTTCCAGCCATCGTATCAAATTTAACAGCGGCAATTGAACGTATAATAGCACCCCAAATTGATCCAAATGCTACATTTCAAGGAATTTATAGGATTAGTGCAAACGGTTATACACAGAATATGAAAGTAGGCCCGCATATTGATACTAGAGAGTGCAACACGTTATGGACTGCTGTTTATATGGCTAATATAAGTGACGGAGCCTTAACATTTTATACTAATAATACAGATAATATAAAAACGGATTCTGTTGAGTTTGTTCCGGGGCGTATTGTAGTATTTCCTTCGGGATACACACACGAAGCAGAAGCACCAGTTCAATCCAAATGGAGAGTTACTATCGGTATTATGTTTGATTTAGATACAAGGCGTCAATATGACAACACAACAAGTAACGATAGTTGATGATTTTTTTAATTTAGAATGGCAATCCAGAATGAAAAAATTCTGGAATGTGCAAACACATGCACCTATATGGTTTACAAACCATGACTATTTTCCAAAGCATCTAGTAAGCGGGATAGGAATTATTTCAGTATCGATGTTGCCACCACCAATAGACACTGAAATAAAAGATTATATGATTGAACGTGGAATATTTAAACGTGATCCTAAATTTTTTAGTGGATTGTTATATCAAGGTCGTCCGATGAGTTTTACACACTGGCATCGCGATGACCGAGTTGACTTTCAACCTTCAATTGTACGTTCTGGTATGAGTATTTATTTGAATGATATTTGGGAAGAACATTGGGGCGGTTGGTTTTGCTGGAAGGAAAACGAAGCAGATACAACCGGTCATATGATAATTCCTAAATATAATCGAGCGGTAATACTTTCAGACGATGTTCTACATTCTACAACATGTGTTAGTACAGCAGTTCCTGAACCAAGATACAGCCTACAATTATTTTTTGAAAGAGATGCCCTAGCAGATGAATACCAATATAACAGATTACATACAAGTAGTTGATGTAAATATTCCGGATTCTATCTTAGAATTGTGCATAGAATCAGAGAATGAAATGTCTAAAGCCATGACATCGGCTGGAGATTCAAACTATAGAGATTGTTATGAAATTTATGTAAACCTGGAATTAAACCCTAACATGACACCAGAGGGTAAAGAACTATATAATTTTCTCAATCAAACCCATAAATCTCTAATTGAAGGCTACATAGAAAAATTTAGTATACCTGATAGTGTGATTAAAATACAGCACACTGGATTTCATATATTAAAATACGAAAAGTCTGGAAAATATAAAGAACACGTTGACGATTTTGGATCAAATTACTTTTCATTTAGACGACTAAGTATGAGCATACTATTAAATGACGACTTCATTGGTGGAGAATTTAGTTTTTTTAACAATCATTATCGTGTTTCTCTTAAGAAAAATCAAGCAATTATATTTCCATCATCGTGGATGTATCCACATCAAATATTACCGGTTACTGAGGGAGAAAGATGGAGTATTGTTTCTTGGACTATTTAAATTTTTTAGGTTTATGATAATTATCTTTATAATTTAAAATATTTTTGTCAATCATTTTTTTGCGTCGAGAATGATCTATATCCATATTTGTATGTTTCCAATCATCTCTTTTAAAAGGAATTACTAAAACGATCGGGTCACCTTTTTTAACATCCCATTCAATAGTTTCATTTCCACGAGCCGAACACATAGTTGGAAAACTTTGGGGAACGCAAAAATCATCATCCGTATCTACAATCGCCGGTACAATTTCAAAAGGTTGATAAAAGAATGTAGGAGGCAAAAATAAACAAGAATAACCAGGTGGAGTATGTACTACCCAAAATTCGTAAAATTTCCAAAAACTTTTTTTAATACCATTAATAACAACCGGGATTTGATCATGTACTTGTAATCCCAGCAATGGCATACTATATGTTTGACCGCCATGTTCGAATGACTCGTATTGATCAGCAAAAAAATCTCCTGAAATAGTTATATCTTCTTCATCATTAACAACTTCTCTTTTAAAGTGAAAATTGCCTACAGATCTTATATAGTAACCGCTAGTAAAAAAATCTATCATAGGAGGGCATTGTTTTGCTGTTCCGTGTCCTTCGATAGTAGTTAAATCTAAATTTTTAAACCATTCCGGAATCATTTTTTTAGCAGGTAATGGGGGGTACTCCTTAGCAAGCTCAAATGCTGGTTCAAATTTTATTTCCATTTTTTTAATACCTTCGGTAATTCACCAATTTGATTTCTTTTATCATATTTAAAATCTGAATAAGGACCATTAGCATCTACGTAATGAAAGAATCCTTGCACATGATAACATTTTTCTTTGTATGTCAGCGGCTCTCTCCGATGAGAAATATTATGTCCTTTATAAATTACTAAATCTCCAGGATTTAAAATAACTTTTTCTTCCCCTATAAAAATAGGCCAATCATAGTTTTCATAGCTGTAATTAAAACACAAACTTACAGATATTTCACATGCTTCTCGATCTACATGAGGATCTAATTTATCTCCATTTCTATATACCCTAAAATATGAATAAGTTGGATACAATGTTAGATTTGTTTTTCCTTCAATTAAGGGATGTAACTTTAATAGTAGAGTTTCCATGGTAGGATCAGCATATTTTGAATGCGCAGTCGGAACTTGTCGATTATCAGGTGTATAGTCTTGTATTTCGTCAAACAAGGCATACTGAGTTATAAAATCTATCAATTCATTTGACAATGCAGATTTTACTATAGTATAAGTCATATCAAATCAACAAGATCAAATACTGTTTGCAATTTTGTACGAATAGTTTTTGAACTAAAACTATTCCGTAGACCCTGATGCAAGGGTTTAGGAGCACGATCCATTGTTGACCACGACCATCCTTGATGCTCATCGCTTAATATTGGAACAAATTCTGAATCAATTACACACAAGTAGGTGTGAAAATTAAACACACGATCGTTGCTGACAAAAGTTTCTAAAGGAATAGTTTTGATTATTTTAGGATGACTACCAATTTCTTCGGAAATTTCACGCTGTAGGCCCTGCCACGGAGTTTCGCCCGTGACATTAGTACCGCCTACAAGTCCCCAGGTACCTTCATGTTTCCCTGTGGCCTTTTGTAGCAGTAAAAAACGTCTTGTAGATTTGGCATAAAATAATGCTCCGCTACAGACTATTTGCTCTTTTACAATATGATTTTCCATTGTGCGGCAGTATATTCACCCTCGAAGCTCTTGACCCATGAAACGCCGTTCCATTTGTACTGAACTCCTGTGTATATATTCGTCTGCCATATCATAGTGTCGTGTTCTTGATTGCTGTTAAAAATAACATGCCAAGCTGTTCCGGTATATTCTATGATATCGTTAGCGTAGGCTACTAACGGTCCCCATACAGTTGACGGAGAAACGTTGACACTACTACCAATGTCTTCTATGATAAGATAACGTCTACCTGCTGTAACATTAGCGGGTGTGTAGGTCTGTGGATTAACAATAGCGTCAAATGTTCCAGGGCTATTTGGTCTATAACTGCTAGCGGCATTGTAATGGGTAACATCCGTACTGAGATATCCGTTACTATCAATGCCAGTGTTGCTAGGGTAAGTATCTGGATTGTAGTTAATCTGTAATAATTTTGTGTCTAAACTATTAACAGCTATAGTGCCTATTACATAATTGCCGCTAGGCTGTTGCAGATAAATTTGGCTAGATCCTGCGTTATACTGTCCGGGATATTGCTGGAATAATTGGCTCCAGTCAACTGGCGCACCGGTACTTGTGGGAATATCTAGTGTAGGAGCCAGTGGAACATATCCATCTGTACTATCATACAATCTAGCCTGTCCATTGTAGACCTGTATTGTGTATCCGGTAATTGTAGTAGTTTCTGTTGCTAGTAACTGCCCAAGACTAGGAGTAGAGCCATCTGTTTGTAGTGTAGGATCTATACCAAGCCCTTCTATATAGCCCGAGGGATATGTGTTCGAACCTTGATATATATTGCTGATAATTTTTGTAATGACGCCGAGGTGTTTTACCTTGACCGGCGGACTGATCCAGATAGGTGATTCTAAACTTAGGCTAGCAACATCTATCGCTGTATCTGTTCCCTGTGGAACTTGTCGACTTGACCAAGTAGTGTCAGTTAGATTAAGCACACTAATACTGGTCCAGTCAATATAGTTGTCGGTGGTTTGTATTTCTAAACTAGGATTAAACAAGACCAAGATCTGCTCCATTATCTGTAGCTTCTGATCAGTGCTCGAAGCCCATATATCACATTTCATTTTTAAATTAAACGGAGTAGGCATGAGTCTTTCTACTGTGTAATTACGCCCTTGGGCGGAAGTATACTTTCCTGTAGAATTGTTAACATCTCGCTCACGGAAATGTAGTTTGCCTACATAGGTCTGATCGGCTAGTCTGTTACGATCTAGTTCAAGTCCTGTTATATAAACTGAAATACGTGGTATGTTACTGATACTATTTTCTGAATTTTGATTTAATATACTAGCAACTTGACGATCTGCATCTCCGTAAAGAACAGGCACTTGATGTAGTGTGCCGTCGCCGTACTTGACAACAAAATTACTGAATACACGAATCGTCTGTGTAAGATATCTACGTATCTGACCGTCATAAAACCATTGCATTAGAAGTCCGCCTTAGGTCTGAGCGCAGTTGATAAACTTGATCGTTCTGCTTCTCTTGTGTTATATAGTGTAACTGACCATTGGCCTGTTATAGGTATGGTCTGTTGAACGCCATTAATTATAGGTAAATTAATTTGCAAGCAAGCACTAACAGTGCCAACCGGACTAGTATAGTTGTATGAACTGTACAGGGTTGTTGGGTAATCACTTAAGGCGAACCCTAGTGTAGTAACTCCGATCTTGATTACAGCATATTTGGCTGTGCTACCTGTAGCAAACAATATTCTCGTGCTAACGACTGTAGCATTAATTGTTAGATTAATAACATCTGTGGCCACTTCACTATTATAAGTGTAATTGTTATTATTGATAAAGCTGGTCTTGAGTGTGCTTCGTGCGTCAGTTTGTGTCATGTCCATACGTACGGCATCCTCTACTTTGATCCAACTGTTGCCTTCAAATCTAAATAATCTATTAGGTAAGAAATCTGTTCTTAGATAAAAATCGTTTTGACCTGGATTATCTGGAAACTGAACTCCAAATCCGAATGCATAGCCGTTAACTGGGTATCCATCACCTATTAGGTAACCAGTGTATCCTGTTCGAACAGGAACACCGGCATTTTCATTAGCGAGATAATTTATCTGACTAGCATCTAACGATGATTCATCTGCTGTTTGTACCACAGGTTTGCCTGTTGCAGGATCTACAGCCAGTGTATAAAATTGTCGTGTTTCGTAGCCGCTCTTGGCCGCGTCTGACTGGGCTTGTGCCACTACTTGATTGTCTACATTCAATACAGTATTATAGTTACTAAGCAAATCAGCTAGTGTATTATTTGCGCCAATAACTGGATCGCCGTTGCTGTCTGCTAACGGAGCATTAAAGATAGATGTAAACTGTTGTTGGTTAGCTACTTTCTTAAGTTTTAATCTATATAGATGCGGAATCCAAGTTACTGAAAATCCTTCGCTTGCACGACCAACATCTGTTACTTGATAGTATCGAGGCAAGCTAACATTGTAATTGTTCAGAGCAAAGTCGTCACGTAAGTGTGGTAATTCCAAAACATCGCCGGTGATAGGTTTACGTCCTAGTATTTTCTGTATATCATTAATATGTACAGTCATATAGACTGTGTCATTTTCAATGAAAAGACCAAATTGGCTAACATTAAAATCAATATTTTGTACTTGATAAAGACCTCGTACTCGATAGATTTCTTTATCATAGGTACGATCGCGATTTTCTAAAAATAGCAGATCTTGTATATTAGTCACGCTAGTATTAGCATAATTAGGCATAGCCGCACTAGCATTTTCAGCTGAAGTATTAGCACCCAGGTATTTGTGCCAATAAACGTCGGTTCCGCCCACTGTGAACATCTCACTGGCTTGACGGTCAATGAACTTGTAGTCCTTGCCTTTTTCTGGTTTGTATAGGGATAAGCGTGGCATAGTAACATATTTATCGATAGCTAAATATAGTACGAGGACAAAAATATGGCAGATTCACTACCGTCAAGTACCCAAAGTACATCAACTCAAGAACGTAATAAAGTGTTTGATTATGTCAAACTCATGCTGGGCGATGGTATGGTTGAAGTAGAGCTAGATCCAGTACACTACGAAATGGCCCTAGATCGCGCTCTGAATCGTATGCGCCAGCGTAGCCCTAATGCTGTAGAAGAAAGCTATATGTTCTTAGAATTAATACAGGACGAAAATGAATACAGATTACCTGATGAAGTTATCACAGTCCGTCAAGTTTTTCGTAGAGCTATTGGCTCAAGAACTGGTATTGGTGCAGGCGGCACTTTATTTGAACCGTTTAATCTAGCCTACACAAACACTTATCTAATGTCGGGTAGTATGATGGGGGGTTTGGCAACTTATGATGCTTTTGCTGGCTATCAAAAACTAGTAGGACGTATGTTTGGTAGTTACATAGAATTCCTTTGGAAGCCCACTACTCATATTTTAAATATCCTGCAACGTCCGTTCGCCCAAGGAGAGCAGATCCTAGTGCAGACCTATAACTATCGCCCTGACTGGGTGTTGCTACAAGATCCATATGCTAAACAATGGCTACGTGACTATACCCTAGCAACCGCAAAAGAAATGCTAGGCGAAGCACGTAGCAAATTTGGATCAATCTCAGGCCCAAGTAGTCCTGTAACACTCAACGGTACAGCTCTAAAGAGCGAAGCTAAAGAGATGATCGAAAAATTGGATAAAGAACTAGAGACTTTGGTTCCCGGTGGTTCGGGCTACTACTTTGTATTAGGTTAAAAAATATCTTGACCCCTGTAATAAAAGTGTTATATACTAGCACTACTTACAGGGGTTTCTTATGATCATAGGTGTGTGCGGTTTTATCGGTTCTGGCAAAGATACTATTGCCGATTATCTTACTAACTTTCACGGTTTTCGTCGAGAATCGTTTGCAAATAGCCTTAAAGATGCAGTTGCCCACGTGTTCGGCTGGGACCGTACTATGCTAGAAGGCCGTACTAAACAAGCTCGCGAATGGCGTGAACAAGTAGATCCTTGGTGGGCAGAACGTTTGAATATGCCTAATTTAACACCGCGCTGGGTATTACAATACTGGGGGACCGAAGTTTGCCGTAAAGCATTCCATGATGACATTTGGATTGCCGCACTAGAGAATAAACTTCGTAATAGTAAAGATGATATTGTTATTAGCGACTGCCGATTTCCTAATGAAATTAAATCAATCAAAGAATCAGGCGGTATTGTTATCCGTGTTAAAAGAGGACCAGATCCCGAATGGTATCAAACTGCTGAAAATGCAAATGCAGGATTTGAAGGTGCAAAGCACATGCTAGAATCTTATAAAATACATGCTAGCGAAACAGCTTGGGTCGGAACAGAATTTGATGCAGTACTAGTTAACGACGGCACAATTGATGAGCTAATGACTATGGTTAAAGATCTGGTACAAGATCACCTTGCTTCCAACGAACCCCCTCTTTATGTAGGACTCGTTGACAGTTTGCACATACAGTCTTAAGATTAGTATGATGGCAGTTGTCTAAATTGCCATCTACATGAAACACAGCAAATACCTCTTTGTGGACACTTTTAAATCCACATTTGTCACAGCTATTTTTAATTCTATAGCCAGCACGATACCATCGTGCAACACCACGACCGCCTAGACATAATTCACATTTACGTCTATAGTAGGTGCGTCCGTTCTTACGATAGTTGATTGCGGCCGGTCTTATTCCGCATATACATAGTGGTCTCATACAAATATTTAAGCCTTTTTTGCCCCTTTTTCAGGTACTATAACTGCGCCAAAAAGTCCAAATGCCATAAATACATTAACAGTATGTCATCATGGAGATAACACAATGGCTCAATTAAGTTCACCAGGAATAAGCGTAACGGTTGTTAATGAATCGTTCTACACACCCGCTGCCCCAGGTACCGTACCCCTAATCGTAGTTGCTTCGGCAGCAAACAAAATGAATTCAGCTGGAACAGGTATTGCTCCAGGAACACTGACAGCTAACGCTGGTGCAGTATATCTGCTAACAAGTCAAGCAGACTTAGGTGCAACATTTGGTGTTCCTTATTTCCAAACTGATGCTAGTGGCAATCCAGTTAACGCTGGAGAAACTAATGAATACGGTCTGCAAGCGGCCTACAGCTTTTTAGGTGTTAGCAACCAAGCCTACGTTGTTCGTGCCCCAATTGACCTAGGACAAATTACAGGCTCAACTAGCATACCAACAGGTAGCCCAGTAGCAGGAACTTACTGGTGGAATACTACAGCAACTAATTATGGTGTATTCCAATGGAATGCAGGTGCCGCAACTACTACCAACGGACAGACATTCCAAGAACAACAGTCAATCAACAATTTATTTGTTATTACTAATACAGCATATCTAAGTTCATCAACTGGTTTAGATGGATTAGACGTTTATGACAGTCCTTTGGCTAGCTATGGTGCACCTGGTAACTATGCAGTTGTAGCAAACTCATCAGCTTCAAATACACATATTCTATGGTTTAAGACCTACAACACAGCCAATGATGGCACAGGCGGAACAACTATTGCCGCTAGCAACAGTGCTTGGGTGCAAGTAGGTACGAGCCAGTGGAGATCTAGTTGGCCGACAGTTACATCAACTGCGGCTAGCCCAACATTTACCGCTAGTCAAACTATCTCAATTAACTCAAACACAATTACCAATGCTGGTACTAACCTAGCAGGATTAGCTACTGCGATTAATGCTAGTACAGCACTACAAACTGCTGGTATTACAGCTAGTGTTCAAAATGGTTTCTTGAATATCTATTCAACAGGCGCACAGGTTACAATCGCCGCTGGTACTATGTCTCTAACAACACTAGGTATCACAGCTGGTACATACAATCCACCAGTGCTAACTATTGCTCCACACTATCAAGTTCCACAGTATGGTAACTATTCATCAGGAACATTGACCGGTACTACTGGTTTCCCAACAGGTAGCTTGTGGATTAAAACAACCACAGTTAATCTAGGTGCTAATTTTAATATCGAATATTACAACGGTACTACTGCTAGCTGGATGCAACAGACTACAGTTACTCAGTTGTATCAAAATAACCAAGCCGCGATGGCCGCACTAGATCCAACAGGCGGTGGTGCTAACATTCCTGTAGGTCAAGTATATGTCAAATACAATGACACAGAAGCAACTACAACTATCAACAGCATATCATATCCAACTTATGCTAACTATAAGATTTTCTATCGTGCATCAACTGGTGCAACGACTGTAACATCAAATATAATCACAGCCAGCACATTTACAGCAGGTTCGAATACAATCTCAGTTGTTTCATCTAGCCAGGTCGGTAGTGCTACATTGACATCAGCACCACAAGTAAGTGGAGCCGCTGTTACATTTACTGCCGCAGGAAATGCTACAACAGATGCACAGGCATTTGTAGCCGCGTTCAACGCCGCAACACAATCATTAAGTAACGTATCTGCTAGTATCAATGCTAACAACCAAATCGTAATTTCACATACACAAGGTGGTGATATACGCTTTACTGACGGTACTAATACACCTATCAAAGCCGCATTTACTACTAGTGGTACTATCAGTATCAGTAATTTCTACACAAGTCCTGATTCAACAGGTAGTGACGGAAAGTATCTAGTTACAGCATGGGCTAATACACTTTCAGTGTCAAGTGGAACTCCTTGGGTAACAGTAAGTGCAACAGCACCTACAACAACTCCAGCAAACGGTACACTATGGTATGACACAGTAATTACTGACTTAGACATCATGATCAATGATGGATCACGTTGGAGAGGTTATTGCTCAACTCTAGGTAAAGTTGTTGTAAACCAGGGAGTTGGTTATGCTAACTCAGCAACTACAACAGACATTAATGGTCCTATTATTTCAGCAACACAACCAACTACAAACTCAACAGGTGCTAGTTTACAGCACGGTGATTTATGGTTAAATTCAAGCAATACAGAAGCTTGGCCAACCTTGTACAAGTGGAATGCACTAACAAAAGCATGGGTATTAGTTACCAACAGCGACCATACAACACAAAACGGTATCGTATTTGCTGATGCACGTTGGTACGATGATAGTACTAACTCAGCTAGCGCAAAAACAGGTGCCGCAAGTCCGCAAACTATTGCAGGTGCTACAACAGGTACATTGATTACCAGTGACTTTGTTGACTTTGACGCACCTAATCCAGCACTATATCCAAAAGGTATGTTGCTATGGAACACACGTCGTTCAGGATTCAACGTTAAGAAATATGTAGTTGGTTATGTTAATACAGCCGCTACAAATACAGTATTAGCAGGTACGCCATACATGACTTACTATTATCCAGATCGTTGGGTAACAGCAAGTCCTAATGATTATCTAGGTGTTGGACAGTTCGGTCGTAAGGCTCAACGTGCAGTAGTTGTAGCTTCACTAAATGGTTTGCTCAACAGCAATCAAAATATTCGCGACGAAGACAGTCTAGTGTATGATTTGCTATGTTGCCCAGGCTACATTGAAACAACAAGTTCACTAGTTAGTCTAAATACAGGCCGTGGTGCACTATCGTTTATCGTAGCAGACGCTCCAGCACGTTTAACACCAGATGCAACAAGTCTAAGTGCCTGGGGTAACAATACAAAGAATGCCACAGGTGACGGTGAAGTTGGTCTAGTAACTACTGACAGTAACACAGCAGTTTACTACCCATGGGGTGAAACTACAGACTTATATGGAAACAATATCGCTGTTCCTCCAAGTCACATCATGTTGCGTACAATCGCTCTAAGCGACAACGTTTCTTATCCATGGTTTGCACCAGCTGGTGTACGCCGTGGCGGTGTAACTAACGCTAGCTCAGTTGGATATGTCATTGGTCAAACTGGTGTGTTTATGCCAACATCATTGAATACTGGTCAACGCAACACATTAGCGGCTATACAGGTTAATCCAATCACTTATATCGGTGGTACAGGACTAGTTGTATATGGACAGTATACACGTTCACTAGTTGCTAGCGCAGTAAACCGTATTAACGTAGCACGTTTAGTAATTTATCTACGCTATCAATTAAATGCTATTGCTAAACCATATGTATTTGAACCAAACGATACGATTACACGTAATTCTATCAAACAACAAATTGAAAAATTATTGCTCAACCTAACAGGCGAACGTGCTTTATACGATCATCTAGTAGTATGTGATACAACTAACAACACCCCAAGCAGAATTGATGCTAATGAGTTGCATGTTGATATAGCTATTGAGCCAGTTAAGTCAGTGGAGTTTATTTACATTCCATTACGTTTAGAGAACACTGGCGCTATTGCTGGTTTAGGTAGCAAATAAAGGAGAAATTAAATGGCAATCGCGGCACTATCAAATTTTACAGTACCATTAGCTTCAGATCAAAGCGCGGCTTCGCAAGGCATGTTGATGCCAAAGTTGAAATACAGATTCCGTATTTCATTTGAAAACTTTGGCGTAAGCACTCCTACAACAGAGCTAACTAAGCAAGTTGCAGAAGCTAGTCGTCCTCAAGTTAAATTTACTGATCAAGTTATTGAAATTTATAACAGCAAGATCCACTATGCAGGTAAACCAGCTTGGGAACCAATTCCAATCAAACTACGTGATGATGTTACTGGCGCTGTTAGTAAGCTAGTAGGCGAACAGAATCAGAAACAATTTGACTTCTTCGAACAAAGCTCTGCGGCTTCAGCAGGCGATTACAAATTCACTATGCGTATTGAAATACTCGACGGTGGTAATGGCAATATGGCTCCAAACGTACTTGAAACATGGGAATGCTATGGTTGCTATGTTGAATCAACTAACTGGCAAGATTTAAAATACAGTGAACAAGGCCCAGCTATGATCGACTTATCAATACGTTTTGATAATGCAGTACAAACTGCTCCTGTCCCAGCTATCGGTAGCCCAACACCAGTAATGAATAATGCTAAAACTGGTAATAACGTACTAGGCGCATAATATTAAGCCTGCACCAGCAGGCTTTTTATTGACTGTTCATTAACTACGCACTTTATACATAGAATAAATACTGTATGGCATTCACATCTAATGATAATTTAAAATCCGATGCATTTACCTATCTGCGCGATTGGCGTCATGCCGCAGACTTATTCAATGCCGATCAATTTAGACTTGCTCCTAAGTTTGGATTCCAATTTCATGTAGCGTTTGGTATTAATACAGGTGCGTTACAAAACACTGCAATAGTGCAACGCTATGGTGCTGAAATAAACATGCTGGTAAAGAGTGTTTCATTGCCTAGTTATCAAGTTAGTACAGACACGCTTAATCAATATAACAGAAAGAAGGTAGTTCAATACTATCATAAACCCGGTGAAATTGATATTAAATTCCATGATGATAATATGGGATTAATAAATCAATTATGGCAAAATTATTATAGTTATTATTATGCAGATCCTATGTCTGCTCAAGTACCAGGAGCGTATGCAAGAAATGCTACCAAGAGCAGTAGTTACATTCCAACAAGCTATGGCCTTGACAATGGTAGCACTGATCCTTTCTTTAATTATATAAAAATATATCAAATGGCTCGACATGAGTATGTTGAATATATACTAAGCAATCCTATTATTACCAGTTGGAATCATAATAGATTAGACTATGCTGATACTAAAACACGCGAATTTGACATGAAGATCATGTATGAAGCGGTTAGTTATAATGTCGGTGCAGTAGATCCAGCACTAGATCCAGCCGGCGGTGTTGAGGGATTCGGAGACGCTCACTACGATCATGGCCGTAGTCCACAGCAGGGAATAAACCCCGATCCTACGGTAATCGATCCGAGTTTTGTACAAAGCCTAGATCTCGAAGGTGCTTCCGGTTCGATACTAGCTAATGTGATAAATCAAATAGCCAACGCACAAAATACCATAGCTCCAATTGGAGCTTCGGGAACATCTGGATTACTAACGCCGCCAACGGGAACTAGCGTAGGCGGATTATCGGGCGTAGCATTTCCACAAAGCGGAGCAGTAGCTAATACTGGAACTACAGCCTCATCATCGGGAATCAAAGCATGATCTCAGGAAATTTACCCGTAGTTCCTCAATCAGGAACAACTAGTGTAAAAATGTTTTTCGACAATTATTTTGCCACGCAGGTGAGTTTTCCTGCGGCAGAAATTGATGCTGTAGTTGGATTTTTCTCTAAAAGAGGATTCGATGCATCTAGTGCTAGTTCAACTGCTATCATTCTGCTTAATCAAGCTAGAGTCGAAAATGTATCAGTGTTTAGTTTACTAGACAAATTAAAAGGACTAACTGACGTACAGTTAGGTCAAGTTGTCGCTCAAGTTTTAAATGCCTATAGAGAAAAAACTAGTTTATTGGGATATAGAACTGCGGTAGTTACTGATACCTTTGAAGCTCGTAACATCTTAATATAACATGGCTAAGTTTGCTCGCGGCAAGTTCAGCATGAAACATCCTGAGAAATATGTCGGGACTAAAATGCCTACCTACAGGAGTAGTTGGGAGTGGAGTTTCATGAATTTCTGCGATAACAACGATAGTGTCGTTAAATGGGCGAGTGAAGCTATACAAATACCTTACACTGATCCTTTAACAGAACGTCATACAGTTTATGTACCTGATTTTTTCATACAGTATGTAGACAAGAATGGGCACATGCAACTAGAGCTAATTGAAATTAAACCTGCCAGCCAAACGGTATTGGAACGTGTTGGCAAGAACGCACATAATCAATCACAGTTTATCAAGAATCAGGCTAAATGGGCCGCTGCCGGCGCATGGTGTAAGCAACAAGGTTTAAAATTTCGTATTCTTAATGAAAATGATATATTCAGCCACAGATAGATATAAGTAATATTATGACTAAGAAACTAGAAGAAGTGTTGAATCTTCCTGAAAGCAAGAAAATTGTCAAGGAAGAAGAAAAGAAACAGGTTAAGGCCGATCTAGCCCAGCCGTTTCTTCGCGACATGAGTGAATATGACAAAATTTCAGCGGCATTGCCTCAGGTTAAAGGACTGGGCGATCTAGGGGATGCTGAACTAGATGAGCTAGCTCAAAAAGCTAAAGATGCATACGAAGATATTATGGATCTGGGTATGAACGTCGAAGCACGTTACAGCGGTCGATTATTTGAAGTTGCCGCTAGTATGCTAGGGCATGCTATACAGGCTAAAACGGCCAAGCTAGACAAGAAGCTAAAAATGATAGATCTCCAGATCAAGAAGCAAAAACTAGATCAGGATTCTAGTTCTGACGACAGTGTTACGATTCAGGGCGATGGAGTTATTATTACAGATCGCAATAGTTTGCTCGAGAAATTAAAGAATTTAAAATAAATATATGACTAGGATCATACTATGAAATCATTCAAACAATACTTAACAGAAAGCACTAAGGTCTATGAATTTAAGATCAAAATTGCTGGCCCACATACTAAGGAAGCGGTAGAGCAAATCAAAGCTAGTCTAGCTGAATTCCATTGCTCTAAAGTATCTTCTGGAAAAACAACCCCAATTAGCGAGCGTCAAACAGAATTTCCAGAGCACAGAAATACAGAAATGACAGTCTATGATGTTGAAACAAATTATCCAGCTACTAGCTTACAAATACGTGATCGTATCGCAGTAGGACTTGGTGTAACGCATAATCACGTTAAAGTACACAGCATGTATGAAGAACTAGAGTATGAAATTAATCATCAGCACGATGAGCTTACAGGTGAAGCATTAATCGGAAAAGAACAAGATCCTAGCAATAATGGCAGTATGGTTAATGATGAATACAAGTATAATCTACTAAAAGAATTAGGTAAAACAAAACACCAAGGAACACAATTTAAAGGATACAATGATCAAATCCTAGCTGACAGTGTTCCCGGGCTTGCTCCAGAGTATCGTAAAGAAAAACAGTCTAAGCAAGATGGCAAACATACCAGCCCGATTGGTACACGCCAGAATAAAATGCCTGCTATAGTCAAAGGAGCAAGATAATGAATTTAAAAGATTTGATCGCAAAAATGGATGCTATTGAAGAAGCGGGTCCTGTGCCTCCGCCGACAAGTACGCAACCGCAATTACCCGCAGTTGGCGGCGGAAACTCTAAGATTCCACCTACTGGTCCAGCTATGCCTAATCAGCCGACTAATCAGATACCACAAAATGTTAAACCACAAGCCGATCGTCCAGGCCTTGATCCAAGTGGTGATCCTAAATTGTACGATGTTCAATTATGGTTACAACAAAATGGTTACAAAGATATAAAGGGTCAACCTATTAAGCCAGACGGGCTAAATGGAGATAAAACTAAATTTGCATACGATCAAGCAATGAATATGCACAACGGTGTACAGAATGCACAATATCCAACTACAGCAGATGCATCATTTGGCATAGGCAAGGCTATTGGATCCGGAGTTGATTGGATTGGCACAGCTTGGAGAAACCTCAAGCAAGGATTTAATTCATCATCACCTTCTGCTCCACCAAGCATGGAAGAAAGCATGAAGACTCTAGCAGAAAAACTTCGTAGAATTGACGAGAATGTAGAAGAGTGCGGTGCTATGCCAATGCCTGGCGCTATTATGAGTATTGGCCCACAAGCTCATCAAGGTCAGCAAGATAATGTTTCAATGACGATTAATGTCAACGGTCAAGGCGAAGGTGGTCTTCGTAGCATTATGAATATCCTACGTGACATCGAAGCAGGTGAAGCACCTGCAGACGGTGATGATACAGGCCATGAAGAACCAATCATGGGAGCAGATGAAAGTCAAAATATCCAAGGTGATGAAAGCCCATTAACTGTTTCCCCAGACGAGGAAATGGACGAGGTTATTGATGATGACGAGGAAGGTTGGGGTAATTCAGCGCACGGCGGACACAAACATCATACACATGGCTTAGATGCTGTTACATTCAGTGGCGATGACATGAATAGTAAGAGTAAGATTA